CCAGCTTGAACGAACTTCTTGACCTGAACGGTGGCTTTCGGACGCAAGTTATCCAGACCAACGTTGCGAGTGAAGTTGCCAACCATCGCCAACTTGGTCCCCATTTCGGTGATAACAGCATCAGCGAGATAATCGACAACCAGACCAGCGGCAAAGGTGTTGCCGTTCTGGGGAGCGATCAGATTGCTCTGACGGAGCAACTCAGAATGATTCTCGATCAAGAAGCGACGGCGGTCAGCACCAGCCTTCATCTTCTTGTGCTGTTCCAGCAGCGGATTGCCGAGGTTCTCAATAACGGGTCGCACCGGCTCGGGAGCGGGAGCAGCGGCAGGAGTCTTCATGGAAGCCTCCAGAGCGGAGAGCTTCGCCATAATGGTAGCGAGATCGACGGAAGCAGCAGGAGCCGCAGCCGCCACAGGAGTAGTGTCAGACATGGTTGTGTCGGTGTTGTTGTTGTGTGGTTGCGGCGTGTTGGTCACGCCATTTTCGCTGACAGCGTTGTTGCTATCCGCAGAAAGTTTGTTTTCGGAAGACTCCTCTTGTTCTTCCTCACGCTCAATTTGAGCGTAGAGAGCGTTGAACCAGTCTCGACCGGCAGCACCGCCCCAAAGGTTTGCTGCTACGTCAGCGGGAGTGTTTGGTTCAGCCTCAAGAAAGCGACCATTACGCGCCCACCAGTTGTACGCTTTGTCGATCTTGTTTTCGGTTGGAGCTTCGCCATCAATCAGCGATTTAGCTTCAGCTACCGTAGCTGGCTCAAGACCTTCACCAGCCAGACCTTCTTCGTACTGCTCAATACCGCGACGAAGGTTGTTCTTGACCGTCTCGGGAGCGGTCTTGGTAACCGCTCGCGGATGCCACTTTGCAGCCATCGCAAGCTGTTTGATGGGTTTGTCCACCAAGCCAAACTGAATTGCCTCAGCGGTGGTAAACCAAGTCTCTGCTTTCATCGCAGCGCGGATAGACTCGGCAGAGCGTCCGGTCTTCTTAGCGTACACTCCAACCAGCACCTCAGCGTGTTGGTCGAGAGCGTCGGCCATCTTCCGCATATCTTCGGAAGTGCCCGAAGCCATACCGGAAGGGTCGTGAATCATCATTAGAGCAGCGTCAGCCATCTCGACCTTATCGCCAGCAAGCGCAATGATCGAAGCGATAGAAGCCGCAATGCCGACAACGCGAGTAGTCACCGGAGCGCGACGACCGCGCAACTGGTTGTAAATCGACAACCCATCCCAAACGTTACCACCGGGAGAGTTGATCTCAACCAAGAGCGGACCATTGCCCACTTCGTTGAGAACATCAGAGAACTGCTTGCCAGATAGACCGCCACCACCAAACCAGTCTTCGCCAATCTGGTCGAAGATTTGAATGGTCGCAGTCTCACCAGCGGAAGCCGCTGGAGCGTAATAAAGCCAGTCGCTTTTCTTAGTGAAGCTCATTCTGTTTTCTTAGCTCGCGGCTTGCGTTGTTTCTTTACTACAGCAGTCACAAGCGTGTCGTCAACTACAGGAGAAGCGTCGCCACCTTCAGGAGCAGCAACAGGAGTGGGAGCGTCGTCCTCTGAATCAATTGCAATAGCTGCAACCGGAACACTCGGAGCTTTCTCTTTCTGGATTGTGGAAATCTCAGAAACATCCAAGCCGTACTTTCCAGCCAACTGACGAACAAACAAAGCTTGCTGTGCTTTTGACTCTAGCGAAGAACGCCAATCAAGACCACGCGCACCGTAAACCTCATCATAAGTCACAATGCCAGCTTCCAACTCAGCCAACTGAGCAGCGGAATTACGGCCAACATCAACATTCGGAGAGCGCGGAGCGGTAATCGCTACTTCGTACCAATCAGAAGGAGCATCATTCAGCGTAGGATCGCTCTTGATCGCGTACTCCATGACGTACTCGTAAATACGTCGAGCAGCCGAAGACATCACTTGATGTCGTGACTTAAACCAAACTGCCGACATATCCAGCGCACCGCGATAGACGGTTCCCTGCATCGACTCTGGATAAACAAGAACGTAAGGAATACCAACGCCAGCACAGACCTTTTCGGTCAGTTGCCGCCAATACTCCCGCATATTTACACCGGGACGCTCTGTAGCGAACTGCTCGAACGAATCACCGTTTTTGAGAACCTTAACAGCAGATCCAAAGACCTGTTCGTAATAATTCTCTGCGGTGTTCTGAGTAGTTGCAGCAGTACCAGCGCGGAGGTTACTAGCTTGGACCTCACCGGATACCGTCTTAACAATCTGAGCGACGGACGCGCCAAGTTTGCAAGCTTCCATCTCCAGCTTTTGCAAGTCGTCGAGATCGTGAAGATCGTTGATAACGCAGCTAACAAACGGAAGACCTCTAAGCTGACCAGCGCGGTTTGGCTCGTAAATGTGAACAACCGAGTCAGAGCCAATCGAGCGGACATCAGTCAGATTACCCTGAGTCTTCTCGTTACCGATAAAGTAAGCGATTGCGCGACCAGTGCGCGGATCAAACCGGATACCGTCAAACACGGTCTCATCGGATTGCATTCCAGTTGGAGTAGCAATCGACTGAGCTTCCAGCAACTGCAAGCGCGGTCTGCCGCTATCACCTTTTGTTAGGAGAATAAAGCTCTCACCGTCAAAGAACCAACCGCGAGCGGCTTGAGACATCAACGTGCCAAACGATTGGCGAGAGCTAATGTCGGGATATCGGGACCAGATATCCCAATACTTCTTAGCTTTGAGATTCCAATCTGGATCGCTTGAAGCCGGTTGAACTGAGAAATTGGAACCAACAGTGTAAGACTCAAACAAGTCTCCCAATCTGTTCATTATCGCGTTGTTCTGTTCAAAGAACCGCGATTTGCGCACAATGGCTTGACGGGTCGAACTGGTTACGTCAAAGCGAGCCGAAGTGTAAGACGTATCGAGATACGAACGACGCAGCGACTGACCGGCTCCTTCGTACTTGTTAACGGGAGAAGGAAACAGTTTGTTGGCTATGGTTTGCAGGATTCCCATTAGCTCATTCGAGTTGTGGCTTCACGCCTAAATTGCGTGAAATCCCCATAATACCGAGTGGTTGCAACAAGAACACTACCAAGCATCTTGTTGTAAATCTGGAGATCGGACGGACTAGTAATGCCATCTCCATTGAGCAGAACCACAGCGTAATCGTAATCGCTTAGCAGTGATTCCCACATTTCCAACATCTCTCCAGCGGAAGCGGAACCTTTTCCGGGTTCAGCGAACTCAACCGAAACGTCAGAACTGGAAGTGCTGCGGACTAGCTGACCAGACTCCAGAGTGTTAGCTGCAACAGTAAGCTTTGCAGTCAAAGCTTGAAGCAAAGTCAAAGCACCAAGACTTGCGTATGTAGTACGCAAATATGAACGCTTTGTTGCTACGGTGTAAGTCACCACTGACGGGGACTATTCACACAGCGGTCTCAGTGTCAAGCGGTAGCAGTTTACGCTGTGCTGGATCTTAGGTCGTTCCATAACATCACCATTGCTAATTGCATGATCTCGCAATCGTGCAAATGGTCAGGCCAGCGAGTGTTTCGCTTAAACCACAAGTGTTTGATTCGACCGGAGCGGTTAGCGGTTGGCTTCAAAACGTGAGAGTCCAAGTGCTTCCAGTATGTATCAGAATCTGCCGCAAATGCTCCCTCAGCCTCAAGCGGTGCTGGTAAGCTGCAAACGGTCCATTGGTTAGTTTCCGATCCCTTACGGAGCCGCTGGAGAACGTCCCGCATATGCTCAGTATCAAAGACAAGCAGCGGCTGGACGACATCGGTACGCATTGACGTTGAGGTCGTGATTCCGAAGGGATGGATCGAGCCGGTCTTGGAAGTGAACCGCGCACCAGTCTCTCGACCTTTCATCGGCAACCAACCGATCAACATTGGCTTCCGTAGACCTCCCTCTGGTGGGTAGCGCAAGCCGCAGGGATAGGTTATCGGAGAGTTGCTGAGTTGAGAAAACTCCGCGCAAGCATCGTACACCGCTTGCGTGTTGTAACCGGAGTCAATCCCAACATCCATGTCATGGACTTTGTAATGCAGTTGAATGCGTCGCAGAGCGGCAAAATCATCAGCATGACCAGCCGCAACCAGTCTTGAGTTTCCGCCGGACCATTCGCGGCAGACCCACCACAAGAACGGAGCAGCGGCTTGTACGTCAGCGGTAAGGTAGCGTCTGGCTTCGGGCATCTCAGCATCCGAGACCACTTCGACACGCTCCTGTTGGGTCTCTTGGTTTTCCCACGGCTCCGACAACATTCCGTTGATGAATCCCTGCAACCCCATCATTGAAGACTTCGCTTCCAAAAATGCGACCGCGAGATTTCCCCAAGTGCATTTTCGATCCGGTGAGTAGAGAGACGATAGATGGTAAGAGCGGACACTCGGGAGGCTCGCTTTGTTCTCAGCGATCCAGCGACCATGACGTAATGCGGCAACCTTCTGGCTGTCGGTAATCTTCCCCTGACAAAGCTGGCAGACGTAGTGGGCAGAAGTCCGTATCTGCTGCCAATCGGGTCTTCCCTCTTCGGTCTTGGCATTGTCCCAAGTGACTTGTCGCCACTCTAGTTTGATCGGCTCTTTACAGTGCGGACACGGGATGTAGAAGCGTCGCTGGTCTCCGCGAAGATACCGCTGCCAGATTCGTCCCTCTGAGGTCGTCGGAGTGCTAGTGAAAAACGCTTTGGAGCTTGAAAACGCTTTGAGACGCTGCTCGGCAAGATCCAGAGCGTCAGCTTCCTTTGCGGTTGCATCAGCAAATTTGTCCACCTCATCCCCAACCAGAATGCGGACGGGTCGAGACGCTAGATTTGCCGGTGAGTTGGAGCCGACAAAGGTCAGCGTGCATCGGTCAAATTGCTGCTCAAGATTGGTGATCTGGTCCTTATCAGTTGGGAACCGCGCAACCATTGCCGGTGAGTCTTCCAGCATTGGCAACCAGCGTGACTTGGAGAAGCTGCGAGCGAGATTCTCACTCGGCATCAACCACAGCGCGGGACTTGGTTCAACGTCGATGGACCAAGCCAGACCAGCCATCAACGTTGTCGTCTTACTGGTTTGACTTCCCCAACAGAGCGTGACCTCAGAGACTGCCGGATCTTTCCAGCACTCAAGCGGCTCGCGGCAATATGGACGAACAGCGGTTGAGAAAGGTCCGGGGTGTTCAGTCTGACGCTGACTTAGAGACAGGTTAGCTTCTGCCCACTCAACCACAGACTGCCGTGGAGTTGGTCGCCAGAGTTGCCGTCTGAACTCTAGGATTTCAAGCTCTAGGTCTGTCATCAGTAAAGCTCCTCTGGAATCTGACCGCTCTTAATCTGGTAGTGAGCGGCTCCAGTCATATCAATCAGAGCCATACGCTCAGTGCGTCCGTTAACCGTTTTGTCGGTGGCTTGGTGATTAGCCGCCCATGTTGCGTTGCGGTTGAAGATTTCAACCATCAACACTGAGTCGTCAGAATGAAGGTGGAGAATTCCAAAGAATGGAAGCTTAGTATGCTTGGAAACCTCAAGTGCCGCTTGAAGCTTTGACCAAGAGAGCATCCAGCGGTTGCCGTAAGTGGTCTGGAGCTTGGTCAGACCGTAATTCCGAGTCTTGACCTCATAGCTTCCGACAATGATTCCTTTGGCTGGATCGTGGATGAACCCGTCAATGCGGGATGGCTCATCGTTGGAGATACCTAAGAACTCAAAGCCGGTTTGACGCTCGATAGCTTTGAGCGCAATCCGGTTCTGTCGGAGTGCTTCAATACCGGCTGGAGTCTGGCAGTTTAGGAATTCCGTCATTCAATTTCCAAGTTCATTTGGTTTTCATCGTATCTCAATCCAGACAGCCAATCCAAAACTGCTGGAAACTTTGATGGGTCTGACGGGTCTCGAAACCAACCTGTTCCATCGACAGACTCAACACCTAAGTCTTGGCAATGCCACAGCTTTGAGACGCTGTTAACTCTTCCAACGTGTACTCGCTTAAAGTTACGAGTCCACGTTGAAACGGTTTTCCATTTCCATTCTGTAGAACCCCCAACGAACACAACGTCAGCATTAATCGGAACGTCATCTGGAGTCATTCCATCTTGAACCGCAAAAGCCATCGGCCAATTGTACTGCTTCAGATAGTGTTGGTATCTGTTCCAATTTTCCAAAGTCTTCTGCTTGTTTGCAACAACGTCTGGAACAATAGCCCACTTGGGTTTTTGAGCGTTAAGCTTTGCCCAATTCAACATTGCTATCCATTCAGATTCGCTCCACTCAGTTTCTTTTAACCAAGCAGAGAAAGCGTCGTTATCCAATGCGTAGTGAATCCACGGCCTAAGCTTTGATTTGCTTCTAGCAGACGGACCAATAAGCCATCCAATTCTGTTTGGAAATCTTCCCGCTAGATAGTGAACCTCTGCACTGCTGTTGTTTGATGGCATCAATATCATATGAATTTTGATTCATGCAGTTTTACACAAGCGGGACAAATTCCGCATGGTTTCAATCCGCCTTTGTAACAGGTCCAGATGTTTGAGCCATCAATACCCATTTCCCGCGCAATTCCGGCAATTTCCCATTTCCGCTTGTCTAGATATGGAGCGCAAATTTCCACGCTGTAACCGGATTCGTTGACTGTCTTTTGCATCGCATCAATGAATCCACGCCGACAATCTGGAAACTGCTCTTCATCGTCTTTGTTGCATCCAATGGTCACAGCATCAGATTTAGACTCACAAGCGAAGTTGACAGCAACGCTTAGGAATATGGCGTTGCGATTTGGGACAACCCACGATTTCTCGGTTAAACCTCCAAGCGGTGGCAATTCAACAACCGTAAATAGGACTCCTGCTTTTTGTGCGTGATACTTGGCGCACAGAAGCTCTTGTCGGTGACGCTGCCGGTAATCGAACATCAACGCATGGAC